ACAAAAAATACCGACAAAAAATACCGACAAAAAATACCGACATTGATTGTCGTCATTGTGCAATGCAAAAGACCCGTGTTGCAATGCAACACGGGCCGACGGTTTACGTTAGGTTAAGGACTTACCCTACGGAAAGGGAGATAAAAGGCGTGCCCCAATACCCTGCACGGCATAACGGACCGTATCCCCCGTTCAGGAGGGCAAGGGTGCAATGCGCGCTGGAAAACTCATTATATCCCTTTTGCTTTCCCGCAACGGACTTCATGAACGCGCCAAGGGTAGGGGCATTGAGCAGGGCGTCCTGATACATTGCACGGGCACCGCCCAGTTTACCGTATCCAAACGGGAGACGGTGACCCTTGTACAAATCCGCATTGCCGGACATGTTAACGGTCGGGAGCACGTTGATCTTGACCTTGTCCAGATTTACCATGGACCATCCGCCAACATTGGCATTGCACCATTGGACAAGCGACGCCTTGGTGATGGGCTGACCGTTTACAAAACTAAACGTTTCCGCTGGAGCGACTGGAACTGGAGCATTGGCAACGACGGGGGCCTTGGCTGACTTTGCAAGGCTGATACCCTTGGAGGACTTTGTTGTGTTTTGAGTATTAAGCATGACGTGGACCCTTTCTACGGTCTAGGTGAAGCACCATTGCTATCACCATAAAAAAAATTATAGGACCGGACCAAAAATAGACAACCATAAAATTTGTTGCTAAAATTTGTTGCTTTCTGGGCGACCGACCAGGCGATGAGCTGACGTACCGAAACGTAAGACGAGACGACGACCTGATGACCGTGTTATAAGAGCTGAGGATGATGCGATGATGACCGTAGGCGAATGGACTCTCATCATGGGATAGCGGACTTTTCGAAAGTATCTCATCAACAGATAGCGGATTATTCGAATGTTCTTGGTCAATCGACCACGGATTGTATATAATCGAGCATCTGCGCCACGTCTAACTGTCGGTGCATCGTCAGGTCAGGGACCACCGCCAACGGACCTTCCTCCACTAATTTTTGTACTTTGGCTCCGCCATAAAAATAAAAAACCCCTCCGGACGGATGGCTTACCAAGTTAAAGACGTTATTTAAGCGACGGCTTCTCTTTGTTTGCCACGCGATTTGACCAGGACGCCACAGTGAGGTAACAGAATACCTCTTTGTCTTGCAAACCTTCAGCTCCAACCAGAACTCTTTGCTTGCATCTATGCAAAGAACCCCGTTTAGGTCGGGTATTCCAGCGCCCACACGCGCTTCAATCCTCGTCCATTCAACCAAGCGTTCGGTCTTATCTTTTAGCAGGTTCCACAGTCTTGCTTCTGGCTTCATTGCTTGCGAGCTCCATCACGGGGTTGGCGCTGAGCTCTATCAGAGCGGGGTATTCTTTGTTGAGCTTGGCAATCTCTTGGATAAGCTCTTCCTTGGACATTTGGTCGATCTTACCAACGAGGATCTCCTGACGCGTTACGTAGAGCCCCGCAGCTTGTCCTCGAGCCTTTTCAGCAGTTACGGCTGCAGCATAGTTGCCACTAACAACGGCGGCGTCTCGGATCTCCGCTAGCCTCCTTACGTGGTTATCGAAGTTTACCTCGTATTTGCCTGCCATCTCCTGCTTGAGTTCACGGATGCGCATTACCACGTTCGGGTAGTCGCGCCCATTGAGCAGTTTACTCCCCATTGACCACACGGCGTTTTGGTCGGTACTATACCCCGCCATGACCACGCACTCGCTGACCGTGTAGTTTTCGGTAGCATACAGTTTGCAGAACTTTTCCTGACGCTGTGTCAGGCCTTTTTCATGTAGAGGGTTGACCACAGGCTTTATGGGCTGAACATTTATGTGGTCGTAGGGCATAGCGGCCAGAGGCTTGTCTCTACGCGCCTTCGCTAGTTTACGGTCGTACTGTCCTTTTGGCATCCGCTTTCTCCGACGATGTGGCCTTACAATGGCTCCGTCGCCGACCAAAGACAATCCCCATCCGGACTTTTCTTAATAGGGGGGGGGTAGGGGTTTCTGAAAAAATTTTGGAGAGTGAGGGTACGCGCGCGCGGGGGGCGAAAAAGTTCCATGATTCATGGTTAAAAGTCAGCTAACTAAGCTGATACCCCCGATAGTTTATAGATACTGGACTAACCCATTGAAACATATACCAGATACTTAGATACTGGAAATTGGACAATAAAACACAAACCAAAAAACTCTCCCTGACGAACCTATATTTTTATCTTATTGTTTTACAGTAACTTACTCTAATATCATTAAGACCCTATAAGGAAAACTATACATCGGCCCTTTCAATGGCCCGAATAGCCCCCGTAAGTGTGAGGTAAAAGCTCAGTTGTCCTTGGGCCGTGAGCATCCGCCACTCGCGCCTTGCTTTGCTGTAGTTGACCCAAGCGTAGACGGCCCCGTGTTTGGTGATGGTGTACACGCCATCTGTTTCGCGGTGATATGTGATCATGATATGCCTTCCAGTGCTATGGTTAGAAATGCCAGTATTATGAAAAGATAGATAAATGGCGCGAAGGCGGTGTAGATAACCCAAAGGTCTGCTGCGAAGTCCATGGCGGTGCCCTTTCTGCGGCGTGGTAACAGCTAAACAGTACTGTTAGAGTATTAACAGACAATTAAAATAAAACCTCGTAGAGGCCTTTGTCCATGGGCCTTGGGCATAGTACCCGCCCCCACAAACAAAAGCCTCTGAGCGGCTCTGAACTAATCCTACCACCAACTGCTATAGAACAATACGTGCCCGTGGCTTAGCTCTTCACGAGCGCGTTTTAGAAACCGCTTGTCATCTTCCAAACTTTCAGCGTTGGGTGGATTGTTACCAAAGAAGAACCCTCCGGTAGGTGGCAACTTATCTTGTAACAGGGCCGCTTCCAACGCTTTTAAATCGTCTTCGGTTATGCGTACGTAGTTGCAGTTGAAGCGGGGGTCTTTACCGCCCTTCTGCCTGTACAGGTTTTCCATCCAACCGTGGAGGTCGTGGTGTTTACGCCAATACCAGATCTCCTGCATACCACCCGCCTCATGCCATAGTTCCAACTGGCTTTCTGTAGGGTCTACTTGCATATCGTCAGGTATTTCAGCGTTTAGTACAGACCATGCATACATGTCTAAACCCATAATAACCTCCTTACTGACTATTGGTTGCGGCTTCATGCGCTAGGTTAAGACGCTCTTGTAAAGCATCTAGCGCATCTAAATTACTGTAAACCACGGGCCACTCTAACTGATACTTGCCCATCACGCGCAATAGGTTTCTGCGCAATTCGTCCATCACGAACAACTTGCCGTCATACTGCACCTCGGCAGTGTCGTGAACATTTTGCAGATCTGTTAGCAACTCAATGTTATCGCCCATCCACGCAGGTAATTTATCCTGCCACGTATTCCACAAAACGCTGACACTTTTGCCTTCCATACATACACTGTATACATCGTCGGGAATAAAATACCCGACCGCACACCTGCCACCATCTTCGGCGCGGTATAAACAACCCGGATCATCGGCAGTATCGGGATCAAGCCAACCTTCACTTTTGTAACCCTGTTTGAACAAATGCTTAACAACTTGAGTAAAAATTTCCTGCTTTTCCATGGCGCACTCCTTTCTGCTAGTTGCCATATAAAAACACTAATGCATGACTGGCCGAATACAACTAAGCCGAGGCCCACCCAAAAAACACATACTTGTCAAGGTCGGGGTATTTATCGCTAACGGTTTTGATACACCCGCAAGGCCCCCACTTATCATCTACGCGGTCATCGCCGCGCAAATACTCCCACGCACTATCCTCGGCGGTTTTGCCTTCCATAATAGGCAACATCACAAAACTGGTCTTTTCAGCTATCGTGCCTGTATAGCCACGGTTTCCGTACTCATACTGCGCGTCGCTACGCGCTATTTGGAAAGCATCCTTGGCTGTTTTTTCACGCGCAACCAACGTTTCCGTCACAAAGTCCATCGCTCCCACTTACGCCTCCTGTTTGCGTTTTTGCAAAAACATCCGTACAAATTCTAAATACTCGATCAACTCTTGTAGGTCGGTATCGGAGAATTCCCAACTCACACTGTAATTGCCCATCAAGGATAATTCTACACTGGCATGGCCGAAGTCATCCTGTAGTGATGAAAGCCTCGCATACATTTCAGCATTGTGGGTAGTCATCAAAACGCACTCAAATTTACCCTTGGGATTGTACACACTAATTGGCATTGGTCAGTCCTCCATGTTTGATAAGTATTTGAATAACAACGTTTTCTGGCACATACGCATAAACCGGATAGTCACCGTACTCCTCCAGCAAAGGCTCATGTAACACTTCACCTTTAGCATCTTCGGGGTAGCCGATTTCGTAATGCGTGTACGGACCAGTAATGTTCTTTGGCAAGCAGTAATGGACTTCGCTAGCCTGTATGCTGAACGTACTTCCGTCTTTACAGTGCATGGGTTCACGCAATACCATCGCTGAGTAACCCGTGTTCTTTGTTTGCAACTTCGCAAACTGCTCGCCAAAGTCCATGGTCAGCCCTCCGTGGCTACTTCACCCGTATCAGGTACGTTTTTGAATACCAACACCAGATCTTTACCTTCGGTGCTTTTTTCATATTCGCCTGCTTTAACCTTTTTCCATAGATGGGGAGGTATTCCAAGAGCGTCGAGCAGTTCATCGATTTTTGTCCCTGATTTGTGGGCCGCTTCTACCCATGCAAAAAATCCTGGAACGTAGATAAGCGGTTGGCTACGTATCTGCAGTATGAACTCAGTCATCTTCAATTTCCTCATTTACGCTAGCGAACAAGGCGGGCATACCATCCTCGCGCAGTACTTCGTTGATGCTATCGGCATAATCCTGCCAATCGGGTTCTGGCCCACCGTTGCGATAGGCCTTAGCTTCTTGGTTGAGGCAATAAAGTACTTCGCGTATTTCTTCTTGAAACCAATCGGTCATATCGGCCATGTGGGCCTTGAGTACGCGGTAATGAATAACAAACTCTTGTTCGGTCATGGCTAAACTCCTTTCTACAAGTTGCCATACACATACACTAAAGCCAGATAGGTTATTGACAACTGGCTTTTATTCTTTTTTCAGTCATTACTCTTCCTCCTTCAAAACGCAAACCCATTCCTTTTCACCTATCCGGTATCTGACATGCGTTTTCTTCTCGCCGTCACGACACTTTGCCTGTTCCGTCTGCACAGCAGTTCTAGGCTCAGGTCTTGATCCTATGTAAATTACATCGTCGAGCATGTGACACTGTTCCGCACGAACCCAAGGGAAACCAAGATCGGTTACCGTCAGGTAGTCGCACGGGAAAGAATCCATCACTCTCCCTCCTTCATTTGAAGTGCTTCTCTAGCTCGCCAATACCAGTAATCGTCAACGTCACCCTCTTCTGGGTAGTCTCTAACGATTTGCAACAAAACGGGCTTGTATCGTTTAACTTCTTCCCGCAACCGCACGATTTCTGCATCTTTCTCCAAAAGCAAATGCTTGATTTGGTTGATGGTTTCGTCAACTGACCAGTCTTTGTCCATCACTCACCCTCCTTCAACGCGGCGTTTTCAACACTCAATAACTTGCGGACATAATCCATGTCCTGTTTATGCTCTTGTTGCGCTTCATGCAGCCATCTTGCTTGCATGACATTGACTTTCCGCAACCGCTCAATCTCATTGGCGGCTTCATCCATTAAATACACAGCATCCATTGGCGGCTCAAAGGAAAATTCAGTATTCCGCAACCGTTCAACAATATCCATCACTTTTCGTCCTTGTCCCAACTAAACTTCGGTAATGTGACCTTGGGCGGTTGTCCTTTGGTAACCATCATAGCTACGGCACTCCTATGGTTACGGGCAGCCTCCTTCACTTTTTCTAACTTGGTCTTTAATTCACGGTCAGTTACTTCACGTTTCTTTTTCATGGTTGCCTGTTTCTGTGCACTAGTGTTAATATGAGCAACCGCCTTATTGTCTTCCATTGGGTGGTTCCTCCCTACTTTAGCCTCCGGCTTACCCCTTGGCCGGAGGTTTTTTATTGGGCAGTATTTCTAACTCTTCACTGTCGAACAGTCGCAGCTTTCCAGTTATCAGCATGCGTACGTATAGTTTACGCGTGCTCACACGTTCTACAACGCCCAATAGATTCTCGTACGGCACTTTAGGATTGCGGCGGCGCACTACTACTTTAGTGCCCACTCCAAAAATTCTGGTGGTTTCAAACGGGGTAAAGATATCATCCAAGGTATCAATGGCGGTTACTTCTGTAAGGATGTTGCTCATCAGTTGGACTCCACTTTAAAACTGTGGTTTTGAAAGTAGTGATAAAGTTGCGTATCTACGCTGTTATCCACAGTGCGTTCAAAATCATCAACGCGCTGCTCAATTTGAAGCAACCTGTCAACAATGGTTGTATCAACGTTAAGGGGCATCATAATATTTTCAAGCGCACGGATACGCTGCTCTAAAGCAGTGATGTATCCAGCCATAAACTCTTTGTGGCGTGCGGCTTCTCTAGATGCTGCAAATGCAGACTCATGTATAGCATTGGTCATGGCACTTTCTCCTGCCTTTTGTTAATCACCAAGAATGAACACAATAACGATAAATATCGCAACCACCCACAGTAATGTCATGAGTGCGTATATCCATCACGTTCAATGGCGAGCCACATACCCCTCCATTGCACAGCAATAGCGTCATCGCAGCCTATGGTACCGTGGACCCTGTTACGGCGAAACCATAAATAACTGAAGGGCTTTTTCTCACCAAATGCGGGTAGAATTGGCCCACGGTCAAAAATACGTTTCAGGGCGGTACGTTGCTCTTTAGTCAATTTTAGCATTGCGGGGCTCCTTTCTGTGAGCGTTACAAATATAGTTTAAGGTGCGATACACCTCAGACAAGCCCTACTTTTCTAGGGTATTTCTTATTTTTTCCTTCATATCGTCTATAAATTTAGTCATGCAATCACAACAGACACTAGCCTCATAATCAGCACGCGTAGTGATTGTTAAACCAAAATTTCCACAGTTGTTGCACTCCTCAGGGAATAGCGCAAAAATCGTAGGGTTATTCGGTGTACTCACTGTATCTTCGGTTTTGTACTTCTGCCCAGTCATTTTGTTCCTCTGTTTGTTGTAATAACTCGGCACGCAGCTCCTTGTTTTGTTTCCATAGCTCCACGTTGGCGTCGGCTAGATTACTCACTTGCCGCTCCAAATCACTGACGCGCTTGCGCAGTTCTATCACGTGGTCCATGGTTAAAGGGTCTGCGTGCCTGTTCATTTATTGCTCGTAATTTTTGTATGCACTCATAAACATGAGCACAAACATATAGACTAACGCTACCATGACAACTGCCAAAGCAGCGTAAGCCTCAGGCTGAGTAAGGTGCCTCAAATTTCAATACTCACGTTGATGTAGTGCCCTAACGGATTTCGGGCGTTGGTTTTCATTTCACGTGTGCCCATGTTCATAACAACCCTTCTGTTTTCGCTTAGGGCTTTTCGCACTTGTTTCATCACGCGAGTATAGGCTGAACTCCCTACATCGATACCTGTGTACTTCACCTTTTTCTTCATGACTTATTTCCTGCAAGTTGATCGGCCATTTTAACGGCAACGTCTTGCAAATTAAAGTCTGCTGTCGGCATGCCTGCCGTTGAAAGCCTTGGTCCGGTGTCAACGTTTCCTCTGGCAAAGGAGGCCGCATAACTGATATCTTTTACCAAGGTCGACCAGTCAAGGTCAGTTGTTTCACTAAGCTGCTTGCAACTAATCAAGGCCATTTGCATCCCTGTGAGCGCAACCGCTACCTGATAAGGTGTAATCGCCTGATCACACATTGCCGAAGCAATAACCGATGCTTTTACAAAAAGCTCAGTGCCACCTGCGCGGTCTGTATGGGTGATAGATTCACCTGCGTGTTTAAGAAGTTTATCACGAGTTGTCATAGTTCTTTCTCCTACTATGCGGGTCCAATATAACGATGGGTGATGTAGTCACTGCGATTGGTAATATCTGCGATAACTTCGAACTCATATTCGTCGCCTTCGTAAATACTACCGACTTGTTCGGCGATCTTCCGTACACACAAAGGTGTAATGAACACCGAACTTTTTTCTGTGATGCCGAAAGCAACAAACTTGCCCGACCCCCCAAGAAAAACTTTTGTAATTTCTACTACCTTCTTAAGCGTATTGGGCTTATCCAAGGGCCTTGCATAATGCTCCACGGCTTTTGGCTTTTTATCAGGTATCACGGGCGCAACAGGTTCAACGTGCTCAAAATGCTCGTTATCGTAAAGATAATGGCGTAGCGCGTCAATGCTTTCGTAGTTTGGGCCGTGTATGCCATCAAACCAATTATAGATAGCACTATCACTAATGCCGAGTTGCTTGGCTAACTCCGTAACGCCCCCTGCTTTGCGGTAAGCATCAACAAGCAGGAAGATAGGTTTACGCTCAAAGGGTATTCTATATTTTTTCATCGTATGCCTTTCTATTGCATGAATGGCGGTGGTTCACGGTTCGTGTACACAGCCAACTGGTATTTTGCACCGCGATAATATTGTTGATAAGCAATTTGTGTATCGCTATGCTTGTATTCGTCAGGCATGGCCTGAGCGAATTTTGTGTAACCCCGTGCAGTGAGTGTAGGCGGAGCGCAACGCACTATCGCTAGTACGCGCTCACAGGCGTGGGTTTTATTGTAACGATAAGTGTACTCATCACATAGGGCCATGCCTAATCGCCAGAGCCACTTGTAGTTTTCTATTGTTTGACCTGCCCATATCGTGCACGGATGGTTAGAATGTGCAGGTTTATAGGGGGCGTCAAACCCATAGTGATGATGCACAGTACAAAGCATCTGAGCGGTTTCTAACGGCATTTTGACAACATGCTTATCGCAATGCCATTGCGCCGCAATAACAGGATCAGTATGCAAAGCGAAAATGTTCAAGGTGGCATTCCTTTCTATGAGCCAACTTTATTATAACCCCTATAAAGCAGAATGACTAACGCGATTTAATGCGTAGTTGAACATAGGGAACGCTTCCATGAACTCAGGCGTTTGACCATACTTCAACTGTAAATGCTCTTTGCCGTTATCCAACACTTCTCTGAAGTGCATGTTTCCTATTCTTATCTGCTCACCTGCATAAAGCATCAACTCCAACATATCGGCTATCTTCAACTGGCGTTTCTCTCTCACGGATAGCGCAAATTTTAAATCTAATTCATCTTCTGCAAGTTTTTCTACGCGTTCTAATGCAGCGGCAAAATCGGGATATTTCCATTTAACTGTCGCGGGCGTATCACCTATCAACACTTCTGCAACATCGTGGTAAAGGCTTGTTAAAAGAACCTGCTTTGTTGCATCGGGCCATATTTCATTGATCAGCGTTGCAACGCCCCAAGAATGCGCACTCACGGTTTGGCTATCCCCAATAGTCGGTACTGTATGATACCGTTTAATATATCCGGCTTTACGTAACGGCTGTATTCTATTCAGCTGCAAAATCATTATTTGTTTCCATTTCTGAGTGGTTATGCTTCAAACCACGAGTCCAAGGTTTATCACTAAACGTTTGCTTTGCTTCACCCCACGTTGCGCCAAATTCAGCATCTACTACACTTGGCACCGCGAGGTCAACACAGGTTTCCATTATTTCGGCTATACGTCTGCCATCTATTTCACTGCTCACACTAAAGTCAAGTTCATCGTGCACTTGTATCAAGGGCAGATATCCGGCTTCATACGCGGTTACCATCGCTAGCTTTGTTTGGTCTGCTGCACTGCCCTGAATTAAACGGTTGAGTGCTTTGTATGTGAACGCACGTTTGATCTGTGGTCCATGTTCAGCGTAGGCTTCTGCGTGGCGTAGCGGCTTATGCAAACCGTACTTCATGGGTTCCCACATATCAAAACGGCAACGCCGCCCTAATAAAGTACGAATAACCCCGCGAGTGTTTGCACGGTTCATGGCGTAATCGCTCAACTGCCGCACAAACGGAACCTTGTTATGGTATAGGCTAAACAGTTCCTTGGCATCTTCCAGTTCCAAACCCAACTGGTCGGCTAGTTTTCTTTGCCCCATGCCATAGAACAAACCTAAATTGATGTCCTTAGCTTTTTTACGCGGCACACCAACGATATCCGCCGCAAGTTGGTGGAAGTCCGTGCGTTCGTTTTGCGCATATTGCTCAACAAAGTCTGCAGCACCCGTAAAATCAAGCAACGAAGCATAGTGCACAACGATGCGTGGTTCTTGGCTACTGTAGTCAAACGCACCCCACAACTCACCATCTTCGGGTAAAAACAAACCACGTATCAGTGGGCCAATTTCTTGGTTACGTGCAGGGATCTGCTGCAAGTTAGGATTGCTATAGCTAAACCGCCCCGTGACCGTACCCCCATCGTCACTGCGCAACTGGTGCATTTCAGCGTGGATACGTCCGTTGTGTTGATGGCTTAATATCGTATCGATAAAGGTGGTGCGTGCTTTGTTGAGCTCACGTGCTTGCACAACGGCTCGTGGTAATGCGTGTTGATGGTTGGCAAGAAAGTTTTTGGTAAAACTCGGGGCTTGCGTTTTTTCAGTACGCTCATACTCCAAGCCTACGGCATCAAACGCTTTTGCGATGCTTGCCGCCGCCCAGATATCAACTGCTACACCATATTCCTTTTTCAGCCCGCCAAGTATAGCTTGCTCACGCTTTTCCAAATCCTGCTTGATTTGCTCTGCCCGCGCTACATCTACACGCACACCTTTCTTGCGCATTTCAATACATACACGCAACACGCGGAGTTCAAGGTTAAAGATATCTTGTAACTCATCCTTGGCTATTATGTTCTTGAAGTGTTGCCATAGCTTCAAGGTAAGGGCAGCATCTTGCTCTGCGTAAGGACCAACAAACTGCGCGGGTAGATAGTGCATACCTGCTTTGGGGTTCACACCAAATTGAGCGGCGGCTTCCTTTAACAAATATTCGTTTTTAGTTTCGCCCAAGTAATCTTTGCTTAGTGCGTTGAGTGAATAGCTGTAACGGTTTTCATCAATTAGGGGCGCGGCAACCATTGTATCAACAATGCGACCTTTGATTTCAATGCCTTCTGACCACAACCAACCAACGTCGTACATCGCGTTGTGGAAAACGTAATCACGGTTTGGATTACTGCAAAGTGTTTTCAGCCAATAGTGAACACGCCGCCAATCAATGTTTTGTCCGTTTTTGTGGCGCACAGGAACATAAATAGCTTCACCATCAACGGCTACGGCTACGCCAATAATTTCACCTTCCTTACGTGCCCATCCACTGCCATGTGTTGTTAGGCGCGGGTCGTAAGTTTCAAGATCTATGGCTATTTCTGCCGCGTCGGAAAAGTTGGGCAATGCCTCGGGCATCACCCATTCCTTGTTTACCCACAAACTGCTCATCATAAACTTTCATTGCTTGGCGGCACTCGCAAAAGGGCCATTTGTTCTTTAGTTTACGCATAGTCAAAGTACGTGTTTCTTTGCCGCATTCACACACAGCTTCAATCAAGTGATCCGGGATCTCTGAACTCATTACGCTGCATTTCCTCATGCACTAACAAAAGGTACCTACGCAGGTCACGGATATCATCCAGGATACCTGTATCTGTTGGGTCAGCTTCAATAGCCTTAAACACATCCCAACCAACTTTCTTGCATTGATTGCTTATGCGGTCCCACTTACGTGCTAACATCATAAACGCACCAACACCACCTCTACGCTTCCAGCTATTACCGTAGCTGATTTGCGCACGCATCAAGCCTTCCACATCGGCTTTTGCTAAATCCGATAAATTACTTTCTAATGTCTTGTTCATCGTGCTTTCTCCTACGATCGAGCCATTCTACACATGCTTTGCGCCAGTCGGGTGCAGTTATTGAACTTGCCATGCCTAACGCTTCGTCGATATCGCCTGTGCGCCAGAGTGCATGGGCCGCACGCATACGGTCTGCTACTGTAGATAAAAACGTGTTGCGATACATACGCGTTAGTGGCGGTGAATCAAAAAACTTATACAACTCGTCATCAAACTTACTGACGTCTTCAACTAACGGCTGTATTTGATAATTAAACTCATCGTATGGATCATAGTCCGGCACCAAGTTATCCAGCTTCTTTAACACATCTGTGTAAGCATGGAAGCTATCACTCACTTGGTGGTAAGTACCAATCGAAACACCGACCCTCGCTGCCATGTATTCTTGCAGCATTGAAAAGTGAACTGCATTTGCACCATACGCACCCCATATCAAATCGTTACTGCGGCACGTCACCATCATGTTTAATTTCCCGTTACGCACTTTAAAGTAGATCTGCGTATTGCACGGAACATCTTTAAACTGGTTACTTTCATACAGGTCGTTTTCACAATCCCACATCTGCACGACAGTGCGGCGGTCGTTGGGGTATTTTTTCAAGCGGCTCACGGCAATGTTTAACTGGTCAAGACCAAACCAGTTGCGCCATCTGTGCCCGTAGGCCCCGTGCAGGATATCGCCACCATCGCTATAGGTTTCCATGCGTTTATTGTAACGCTTAAGAAACTCAACATCGTTGCGCCCTGCCAACATCCACAAGGCTTCTAAGCAATGAAAGAACGGGTTGGCATCACGTTGCGGGTAAAACAACACCCTTTCTAACGGGTGACTGTACGTTGTGCAGACAGGAACAGGCATTTCCAAGGTTTCGCCTGCGCGGCTTGGGGTTTTAACGCCCACACTTTTGATAGCACCAAGACCCACATAGAGGGCCTCTGAGACGTTTCTTACGTTTATTAAGTACATGGTATGCCCTACTGTAATCAGATGGCCTCTAACACGGCTCTATACTGTTCCCCGATAACTTTAGGAGAGTGCAAAGCCAACCG